CGAGTTAGAATGCGGCTAAAGCCCGGCGCACCGCGCCGAGCGTGCCCTTGACCCGGTGGACCGCAGGCGACGCGGCGACAACCGCACGTTTTCGTGCTTCGCTCCAGTCGTTCGACCAGACATCAACAGAGACCGCCCAGGCAAGGAACGGCAGAAGCTCGGACGGACAGCGCCACGGGTCCCACAGATCCTGGATAGAGATGCCGACGCCATCGGCGCGGACGGTGTCCACATCGGACAGGACGCGCTGAAGCCGGGTCGAATTGGCCGGGAGCTCGGTTACGGAATTGCGCGCCACGTGTCCGCTCCTTCCTCGACCGTGATGGTGATGCCGGTGCAGGTGGCCGCTCCCTTGGAGCCCCGGTCGATGTCGGCCGCAGGCGCGGTCAATTCGATCTCGGTGACATCGGTGACCCGGAGCGCGCCGCCAAGACCCAGCCGCTGGACGATTGTCCCGATGCGCCGGCGCGCGGCGACATAGGCTTCGACCTGTTTGCGGGCTTCAGCTGCAACCGGTTGCGGATCGGCGCCCGGTGCAATCCTGATCGTGGCCTCGACTTCGTATTCGTGATCGTCGGCCAGTTCCACTGTGACCTTGTCGCCAAGCGGACGGACGTTTTCGGCCGTGACCGCCGCATAAACGCGGTCGATCAGAGCCGGTCCGCTTCCCGCATAGGCAAGGCGGGGAAGGATTACGACGAGGATCTCCGGAGCCAGGACCGGATCGTTGTTGGCATAGACCGCGCCGTCTTCCTCGGAATAGGCGGCGGCGTCGGCCACATCGCCGGTCCCGTCAAGTTCGAGGGCGTGAAACACATAAGCCCCTTCCGGTCCGGCAGTCGAGAATGCTTCCGGTGCGAGGACGATCCGGTTCTTGAAAGTCTGATCGGCCTCCATGATCGGGTCACCGGTTTCTTCATCCGTGCCGACAACCAGGCGCGAGATCCCGTAATAGGTCGCCGCGATCTGGTCGAGGTAGCTGCCCCAGGAAGAGGCAAGCATGACGGCGCGGACCTGGTCGTTGATTTCCGCCCTGATCCCGACCTCGCGATCGGCTCCCAGGATCTGATCGATCTTGACCGGATCGCTGTCGAGCATGTCGACGTCATAGGAGATGCCCGCTGCGTCAGCCTTTGTCCGGAAACTCTCCATGCGCTGGTCGACAATGGATTGATGATCCGGTTCGACCAGCGGAAGTCTGGGCAGGCGTGCGAGATCGGGGGCGATGAAACGGCTCATGCGGCAATCACCTCGATACGGCCAGGACCCGATACCGGTTCCGGAAAGGCAATGATGTCAGCGGTCTTCATCTCGGCGTCATCAAAAATGCCGAGATGGCCACGCGGATAGAAAATGCCTGACAACATGAACGAGAACGCACCATCACGGCCGCCCTTGACCATCTCGATTGTTTCAAGCTTGAAGCCGGGCTCAAACTGGTCAATCGCTTCGGCGACTGCACGATAAAGCGAAATCAGCGTGATGGCCGATGCGTTCTGATCCTGAATGGACCAGATATCCGCGCCGAACAGCCGCCGCCATTTGAGTGCGCCGACATGCGTGGTCAGAATGACCCGGACCGACTGGACGCAATGCGCCCAGCCGGTCAATGGCTTGCCTGTCTGTGCGTCCACACCGCTTCTCATGAGTGGTTCAAACCTCCTTTGAAGGCCGTTCTAGACGGCTTCGATTTCGCCGTTGCGTTGGGGGTGTTCAGCCTGCGCATCGCCAAGCCAGAGCGTCTTGCCCTTGGCGGGCGAGCGCTGGCCCGCGACGAAGGCACCCGCGTGATCGGTGACGCGGTATTCGCGTCTGCCTTGCTTGTCGCGTTTGATTTTCGGCTCCTCTGCGGCGCGTTTGGGCGCGTCTGTCTCGCCATTGTTGCCGGTTGCTGGTTTGGTCATCCTGTTTCCTTTCCTCATGCAAACACCTCATCCGCGCCGCCGACGGCCTCGTCAAACCCGCTGTCGAGATCGGTGACCCGATGAACTTTCTTCGAACCGTTATTGAGCCGGGTCTTGCCATGGGTGACGATTTCACCGGCGGTGATGTCGACGCGGCAACCGCCTACGGCGAGCGAAATCTTTCCCGGCGTCACGGTGATCGTGGCGTCGCCGTGTTTCCAGACCTTGGCCTTGCCCTCTCCCGGTGTCGGGTTGTCGTCGGTATGACCGACATCCATGGCGACGCTCGCCGGACCGATCACACCGCCGGGCGACAAGAGCCGCATGGGCTGGCCGACCTGGCGCTGGGTGTAGGAGGAGTAGCCACCGACGCCGTCGCCGGCTTCTTCCTGGACACGCACCCAGGGCGACAGGAACGGCTGGCCGCCATTCTGTGCCGGTTCGAGTTCGAGCCGCACCCGGCTGCCGTCCACGTCGGCTACCCGTCCGTCGACGACGACATGGGCCAATGCCGTCCGCAGGCCGGCGATTTCCTTGCGCATCATTGAAATCTCGCTGGCGTCGCTCATGGCTGGCCTTCCGGATCTTCCATCAGGTTTTCGTCGTTCACGTACAGCGCGGTGACCACGTTTCCGGCGTCGTCATAGATGTTGGTGCCGATCTCCCGGAGCCTGGTTGTCCAGGTCACCGCCACGAGCGAGACGCCGCGTGAGCGGATCGCAGCCGACATGACCGGTTCAAGCGAGACCTTCTCGGCCATGCCCACCTTGGCGAGACCCCAGTGATTTCCCGATCCCATAAGGGTGAGAACCGCTTCAGCAATGACCAGGGCCTTTGCGTCACGTTCGTCTTCGCGACCCTCTGTGACGATGAAGGCGGCGCAGTTGGCCTGAAGCGTCACCTGTCCGGTGGCTTCCAGACTGACCGGGGACTTGAGCACAGCGACCAGAACAGCCGGCGCTCTGATCGAGCGTTCTGACAGCGCATCAAGATTGAAGCGCCCGCCCAGTGCCCGGCATTCCCTGAGCTCCGGCAGAAGTGCTGAAATCTTGCCGACAACGGCCGCCTTGAAGGCTTCGATCCGCCCGGTCATTGCAGGGTCCCTCCGGCTGCTGCGGCGATCGTGTCGACAATCATGTCGAATATGTCGGTCTGATCCTGACCGGAGAGACCGAGATAGGGCCGCGCCGGGATATCCGCCTTCATGGCGAAGACAAGCTGATTGCCGACCATGAATGCAAGCTTCCTGGCATTGACCGGCTTGATGGTTCCGCCAAGCTGGTGGATCGCCGCGTAGACAAGAGCCGAGCCGATTTCGACGGAGCCGGACCCGGTCCGGTAATCGATGGAGGCGGCAAGATTGCCGGATTGATAGAGCGTCGACGTGCCGGCCTGATTGGGCTTCCAGCTTGCGCCATCGGGCGAAGTCTTGGTGACCTCGATACGCTCCCGAGTGCTTTCTTGCAGAAGCCGCCCGATCGCATCAAGCAACTCGCCCTGGTCAAGAGTTTCGATACCTTCAATCGCCTGGATTGCCTGATCGAAACCTTCGTCTCTGATCTGGATGCCGACGCCGCTCATTCTGCCCGCCCCCGGCCAAAACGCCTCGGCTCGGCCGAGAAGGCCGAACCGCCGGTGGAACCTTGACCCGCACCGCCATCGATCCTGGGCTCGTCACGGCCGAGACCGGCCTTGCCCTGCGCCATCAGCTTCAGATAGTCGATCGCCTGCTTGTAGCGCTCGACCATTGTTTCGGTGAGCCGTGAATGCCGGTTGGCAAGGACGTAAGCGGCAATGTCGATTGCCGGCCGCTTGAGCACTTCAGGCTGGCCAGTCAGCGGCAGGGTGTAACGAGCCGACAGGTAGCCGTCGATCTCGGCCGAAGCATTGCCGAGCGCCGCCGCGATCGCCTGATCCACATCGGCAATATCGGACGGCAAAAGGTCGGCGATGAATTCGCCGCCATAGATGGTCTCGATGTCCGCTTTTGTCGCGTAGGCCATTGTGGATCCGCTTGATTGGTGGGGCGGCGGGCCGAATTGCCCGCCGCCCGGTCACACTCTCGGGGGGGTTATTCTTCGGTGTCCGCCATCTTGATCTGAAGTTCCGGATCTCCAGCCAGGGCTTTTTGCTGGGCATCGGAAAGATCAGCGACCGGGATGGTGACCGGAGACAGGCCGAACCGGTACCCGGCGCGGCGGCGGGGGCCACGGGCTGTCACGATAATTGCCGGACCCACTTTCGCGTTTTCCGTCTCATTGCCTGCCGTCTTCCCGTCGGCGGGGTTCGCTGTTGCCGTTTGTGCCTTGGCCATCGGTGTCTCCTTCATGGTCTCGTTTCGGAAAGGCTGCGAAATCCGCAGCGCTTCTGAAAAGAGACCCGGCCGGATTGGATGCTCCGGCCGGATTGCTCATTATCCGGCTGTCAGGACAGCCAGGGCGACATGAAGATGTCGGCCTTCTTGAAGTTCGGGTTGTCGGCGCCATTGGCCAGGCGCTGAACGCCGACCACTTCCTCGGCCTTGTTTTCAAGTGTTGGCGGCACCACCAGCAGATTGGGAACAATGTTGAGCGGACGGCCCTCGTCGCCCTTGAGCGAAGTCATGGCGAGACGCGCGGCTTCAAAATTGGCCTTCGTCAGTTCCGCTTTCGAGCCGAAAGCAAGCTGCCAGTAGGTGTAACCCGCAGCGCCGCGCGACCGTGTGCCGTAGAGGAACTCGTCCTTCATGAAGACGTGATCGGATTTGTCGGGATCGTCATGGACGATCAGCTCCGGTTTGACGCGCTCCTGGTAAACGATCGGCTTGATCGGTTTGGTGGTGCACAGCAGATACCAGGCGTCATTCGCACCGGCCTGCATGTTGGACACCGACTGCTCGACACCGCCAACGCGAACCGGATGATCGGTGTCGAAGAAGTTCTGACCGTCAAAGCAGGTATTGGCAAAGCCGGTTTTAAGAGCCGAGAACACCAGCTCGTCTGGATGCTCGGCGGCAGCCCCTGCAAGTCCCTTGACCGCCATGGAATAGGTGCCCAGCTGATCGTCTTCGATATGTTCGCGCTTGACGGCAATCGTGTCTTCGAACTTGCGGTTCTTGAGCGTGTAGGCTTCCTGCTCAAGCCGCTTGATCAGGCGCTCGTCGATCCACTCGCGCATGCCGGGGATCTGGTTGAGCCAGCTGTAGGTTTCGATCAGGGTGTTGGAGTTGACGCTTTCGGCGATCCTTTTCCAGCTCGGATCTGCGGAGCTGAAGACGCCGGCAAAGATGGCGCGGAAGCTGGTGGTCATGGCCAGCAGCTGATCGCGGGTGAGGGACTTTCTGATGGGCATTGAATTTTCCTCTGTTGGGCCTCAGGCGGCGCTTGGTTCAGTCAAACTCGACCCAGACACCGCCATCCGAGAGCGCGCGCACCTTGCCGGCCCGCGACAAGGAGCCGG